TGGTGCCTTGGTTAATGCTGGTACTGTAGATGAATACAGTCCAGTAGCAGACCAAAAACTAAGAGATGTTAGAGTTGATGGCCAAACCCTAAAGGGTCTAAAGAAAAACATTGTTGAGACAGAACAGCAACGTCAAGAAAACCTTGGTTGGGATAGATACATTAAAGCATCAGAACAAATTGATGCTGTGTATGTTAACGAATCTGCCGACTTTAGAACACGAGCAAAGCAAATTGCACGTGAACGTATTGCGGTAGATTATCCTATCTGGTTTGAAAGTTATGGTCAGGAAGTAAATACAAACAAAACTCCTGTAGTTCAGTCTATTATTACCGTGTTAAATAATGACAAGTTTGCTAACTCCGTTCAAGGACAAAGTTCTCTTTGGCAAGGACTTCGTAGATGGGCAGTTGCTAGAGAACAACTTGCCAGCGAAGTAACAGCATCTGGTAGACAACAGGCTGATGAACTTACATTGCTTCGCTACGAAGAAGCATCACGTAGAATCTCATTAGACCATCCAGAGTTTAGAGGATTCTTTGAGCGTTATCTTGCTGGAGATAAACTTAACAAAGTTCAGATAAGGTTGAAATAAATGATTGTTGGCAGAGAAACAAATAAAGACAAGTTAAAACCACAACCACCAAAGCCTAGTTCAGATGTTCCTACAGCAGAAGAAATAGGTGGGGCTAGTGGCTCTACAGGTGGTAGTGGCAGAGTTAAAATTAGAAGTACCACTCAATCAGTTGGGGCTGGTCGTGGCGAAGAAACAATTTCTGAATTTCTCTCTGTTGATGAAGCCAAAAATTTAATTCAAAAATCTTTAGCAACTAATGATGCCAAAACATATAATAAAATTATTCGGGCTATTGGCCCTGGATACACAAAACGCCAATACGAATCTATTTGGCGTGAAGCAGTTGATTGGGCAGTATGGAATAACGCTACTCCATTTCAGGCTATTAAAAGTGCTAACTTTGATATTGGAGTTTTGCAAGATTACAAACCAGCAGGTGCTGGAAAAACCTACACGCCAACTGAATCGGTTAGACAATACACCCCCACAGAAGGACGCAATACAGCAGTAGAAGTATTTCAAAGTTACTTGCAACGCAATCCTACCAAACAAGAAATTGAAGATTTTACAAAAGCCCTTAATAATGCTGCTATAAAAAATCCAACTACTACAACTACTAAGATAGTTAAAGGTAAAGCACAAACTACAACAACTGGTGGATTTGACCTTAAGGCATGGGCACAAGGTTATGTGTCTGCTAGATTTGCTGATGAGGGAGATAGTCTCGCCCAAAGACAGACTAATGAACTCCGTTCTATTGCTAAACAATATGGCGTAAATATGGGTGATAACTGGTACTCCTCTGCAGGAGTAAATGTTATGAGGGGTCAAGACCCTGAGAGATACATCAACGATATTAAACAACAATCTGCTTCTAGGTATAGAGCCTATGCAGATAGGATTAATGCTGGAGATACTTTAGAAAGAATCGCATCTCCATACATAAATGCTTATGCCAATTTGCTAGAGATTAATCCATACGATGTTGATGTGTTTGATAATACCATTCAACAAGCCTTACTTTCAACAGATGAAAAAGGAAACAACGTGCCTAGAAATCTATTTCAGTTTGAATTAGACTTGAAGAAGGACCCTCGCTGGTTAAACACAAAGAACGCCCAACAAACTTACAGTGGTCTTGCTAGTAAAATTCTTGGTGACTTTGGGTTGATGGGTTAATATATGGCAACTTTGCGAGAATTAGTACAGAATCAAACGAAAGATGAAGCACGTCTTGCCCAAGCCAAACGGGGTTCTGCTGAATATAAAAAAATTCAAGATAGAATAAATAGACGCCAAGAATTAATTCAACAAGCAGATGGTACTAGAGAATTTCCTGGCAGACCAATACTCCCAGAAACAACAGACCCATCACTTCAAACTCTTACTATAGATGAACCAGGTATTACTACACCTACTGGCGGTGATACTGTAGTATTCGGTGGTCAAAACTATAGCGTTGCTGATTTAATAAAAAGAATTGAAGATAGTCTTGGCGTAAGAAGTTCTGACTCTTCACCTAGTGGCCCTGGTTACGCATTAAGTATTCTACAAAATACTCGTCCTGATTTAGCAGCAAAATACGAAAGTCGTTCTGCATCTAGAGGCACAGGTGTGGAAGGCTACGGTATTATAATTAGGCCAGCAGGACAGTTTAAGGATGAGTCAACAGATACTTTCGTGGGTGCTGGTGCTGGTGCTGGTGATATTAGTGTTGGTGGCGGTAAGGTAGTACCCGTTCCACCAGTAACTTCTGCAGTAATAACTTCTGAAGCAGCCAATGCCAGAGTAATCTTTAACTCTTTATTCAAACAATACTTTAATCGTCCTGGAGACGATGCCTTTATAAAGTCTTTAACTACAGCAGTTGAAGACTACATTGCTAAAGGCTACACAGAAGATACAATTCGCGCTTTACTTCCACAGACTGAAGCATATCAGTCTAGGTTTGCTGGCAACAAAGGTCGTCAAGCAGCAGGTCTTGCTGTCTACAGTCCTGCCGAATACTTACAGGCTGAAGATACTTATGCAGAGATTCTTAATAGGTTTAACCTTGGTAAACTAGCCACACGTGAGCAGTTTTCTGACTTCATTGGCAATCGTAAGTCTGCATCAGAAGTTGCTGACTTGGTTCAGAATGTTTATGACAGAATTAGATATGCTGACCCAAACCTTAAAACACAATTAGAAACACTTAAAGAGTTTAACATATCTGAGTCAGACCTAGCAGCAAGTATTTTATCTGGAGATAAAACAGCACAAGAATTAAAGCGTAAGATTGCAGGTGCTGAGGTTGCAACAGAGGCTGGCATCCGTGGCTTGTCCACAACTAGAGCACAAGAACTTGCTAACTTAGGTGTAACCCGTGAACAGGCACGTACTGGATTTGAAGCAATTGCTCAGACAGCACCAACACTAACCAAACTTGGCCAGATGTACGGTAGCCCTGCAACTGCAGCAGACCAACAAACAGAACTTGAAAAAGAACAATTCCAAGGTTTAGCATCAGAACGCCGTAGGCGTTTGGCTGAACAAGAACAGGCTGCCTTTATGGGCAGGTCTGGTACTGCGAATATAAGCCTAGGTAGAAGAAAACCAGGCTCCATTTAGACCCTCTGCAGACCTGTCGGCCCTGCGAGAGTAAAAGTCCGATAGTAGCATCCAATACAAAGTCCCCGATTGTATTGTGGGCTGCGAACCAACAACAAACAGAATGGGAGATGGTTGCTATGAGCAACAACGAATGGCTAGATGACGAAGACTACTTGGAAGAAGACACTCACCAGAGTGATTCTGACTTAGTTAAAAAACTTCGGAAAGCCGCTAAGATAAACGAAAGACGTGCTAAGGAATTAGAAACGGAACTTGTAGGTCTTAGGACAGAACAAAGAAAGAACGTCATCAAATCCGTTCTTGAATCCAAAGGCGTAAAGCCATCAATTGCAAAATATATACCAAGCGACATAGATGCTTCTGCAGAATCTATTGAAGCCTGGTTGCAAGATAATGCTGATGACTTTGGAATCAGTTTAAGCCAGCCAAAGCAAGAAGTAGACTTGGCTGCACTGCGTCAGATAGATGCAGTAACCGCAAATGCTATTTCACCTGCTGGAATAGACGACTTAATGTTACGTCTAAACCAGGCTGAATCTGCCGAAGAAATAGAGAAACTAATCTTCGGTAGTAATTCATAACTACTATCACATAAAAGGAAACTAAATGTCAACTGTTTATACCGCCCTCTCAGGCGGAGCACAGTCAACAAACGGTGGCCTTGGTGGCGGTCAGTACGCATCCGCTTCTAACGTAGGAGCCTTCACAGCATCTAATGCTGCAGGTCTCGTTCAGAAGGCATATGACCGTCTTGTTGAGTTCGCACTTCGCTCACAACCACTACTTCGTAGTGTTGCTGACAAGCGTCCAGCGCAACAAGCAATGCCAGGTTCATCAATTGTTTTACAAATCTACACAGATTTAGCACAGGCCACAACTGCTCTATCAGAGCAAGTTGACCCTAACTCAATCGCAGTAGGTACACCTTCACAGGTTACCGTTACACTAGCCGAATACGGAAATGCTGCACTTGTAACACGCAAGTTGCAACTATTCAGTCTAGCCGATGTTGACCCAGCAATTGCTGACATCATCGCTTTCAATATGGCTGACAGCATTGACGAAGTTGCCCAGACCACACTACGTGCTGGCGACAACGTATTCTATGGTGGTGCCGCAACCTCTACAGCAACCGTCACATCAGGCATGGGATTGACTTCTGCTCTTGTTCGCAAGACAGTAGCCAAACTACGTGCAGGTAAGGCTGTTCCTCGTAAGGGTTCAATGTACTGGGCTGCCGTACACCCAGAGGTTTCACACGACCTTCGCGCCGAGACAGGTGCTGGCGGTTGGAGAATCCCTCATGAGTACCAGGCTAACAATGAAATCTGGGCTGGAGAGATTGGTGAGTACGAAGGTGCTTACTTCATCGAGTCTGCCCGTCTATACAACGCTACAGATGGTGCTACCTCTGCACGTGTATTCCGCTCATACTTTGCTGGAAAGCAAGCATTGGCAGAAGCAGTTGCAGAAGAGCCACACGTAGTGATTGGTCCTGTTACAGACAAGTTAATGCGTTTCCGTCCAATTGGATGGTACGGAGTACTTGGCTTTGCAATCTACCGTCAGGCAGCATTGTATCGCATTGAAACAGGCTCAAGCATTAACGCAACCTGATTCGTTGTTTTAAGTTTGGTAAGGGCTTCGGCCCTTACCATTCTTAGATTCACGAAAGGAAACTATGGGATATGTATTAATTCCACCTACCATTGAAGAAGGACCAATAGGTGGACATCGCTTATTCTACTTCTATAAGATGTTAAGAAGTATTAGCGTATTAAAGATAGATGGTCAGTATGTAGAAATACGAGAGCCATCTCAAGATGACATAGCCTTAGCAACAGAGGTTTACATTGGTGGTCACGAATATCCAGTATCAGATGCGATTGCTGCAGAACTAATTGCTGCAGGGTATGAGGTAATAACAGTATGAGTAATTGTAGAACTGGGTGTCCTACACAAGACCACGATAGTTGGGGAGATTGCTTACGAGCATCTAATATCCAGATGAACACTGGTGATGCTAACGGAAACAAGATGTCCAGCAAGAAGAAGTGGGATGCAGAACTTAATGCTTATGCTTCTGCACGTGCACAAGGTATCCAACCTGATGGCACATCAATGAAAAAGATTCAGGCTGCTGTAAAGGCATCCGAGAATATGGGCAAAGCCTATGATGGCGGTACCGCTATTGCTTCTGCTCAGAAGTTACAAGATAAGAAAATCGTTAAGTCCCTCAATGAAGTAGGAGTTATATAATGTGTGCAACTTGTGGATGTAAGCATATCAATTACAAGCACCGTGCAGGTGAAATGGTGGCTGACCCAACTGGCAACCAACCATTTACTCACGAAGGTTACAAGGTTCCTCCAATGCCTAGGACAACTAAGCGTGGCAAGTAAAAAAGACCCTCGTCTTACTAGAGCAGGTGTATCTGGTTTTAACAAACCAAAGCGTACCCCTAGCCATCCTAAGAAGTCACACGTAGTTGTGGCTAAAGAAGGTAGTAAAGTAAAACTAATAAGATTTGGACAGCAAGGCGTAACTGGAGATAGAAAACCAACACCACGTCAAGCATCGTTCAAAGCACGCCATCGCGAAAATATTGCGAAGGGTAAATTGTATCCAGCATACTGGGCAGATAAGGTAAAGTGGTAAATATGTACGGAAAGAAAATGGCAAAAGGCAAGATGGACAAGATGGCTAAGGCTCCAAAGGCTAAGGCTAAAGTTAAAAAAATGAAATCCAAAAAAGGAATGTAATTATAATGAAAAATAAGGCTGCAGTAACTGCTGCACAAAAAGACAAATTGGCAAAACCAAAAGCAAAACCACAAACTGCAGCACAGAAGAAAAAAGTAGAAACTTACAAATCTACTCAAAAGTCTTTGAATGAAAATAAATATGGTTACGGACTTGGCAGACCTGGATTATTTAGTGGGCCAAAACAGGAAAAGGCTGCTATGGCTCGTAATGCATCTAAGCGCAAAGCAATTACAGGGAAAGCATCTGATTATCAGCAATCACGTGGCAAAAAGAAGTAATGCCTTACGCTAAATACTCACCAGCGCAAAAGAGGTTGGCTGCAGTTGCTGGCGACAAAAAAAAGATTACAAAAGCCGACCTAAAGAAAATCAAAACAAAGAAGAAATAATGGCAACCAAAAAACCTAAATCTAAAGTTAATGCTGCAGGTAACTATACAAAACCTACTATGCGTAAAGCACTATTCAATAAGATTAAGGCTGGTTCCAAAGGCGGTGACCCTGGTGAATGGTCTGCACGCAAGGCTCAATTACTTGCTGTTGAATACAAGAAACGTGGCGGAGGCTACAAGTAATGGCACTCGCTAAGTCTCAACAGTCCCTAAAGAATTGGTCTAAGCAAAAGTGGAGAACCTCTGATGGTAAACCATCCAAGGGTAAAAAGAGGTATTTGCCTGATGCAGCCTGGGCTGCGTTAAGTCCTGCTGAGAAAGCAGCCACTAACAAAGCCAAGGCTCAGGGTAACAAAAAAGGTAAACAATTTGTTAAGCAACCTAAAGGGGTTGCTAAGAAAACAGCAAGGTACAGATAATGGCAACAGGTGTAGCAGGTAGTACATTAGTAGGCGAGTTAAATCGTCTTGCTGGTATTACTGATATTAAACAATTTCAAGATGCACAAGGTGCTGCAAACGTATGGGCTGGCACAACTGGTCGTGCTCTACTTGGTGCTCTTAATGAGAAGGCTTCTGCTGGTAGAAGCCCTAAAGATTTCAAAGGACTTAATGCAGTCTGTAATGAGATTGCAGGTACAACAGGACTAGAGGCTATTCCTGCACTTAGGAGCATAGACGTATGACAACATTTAATGATATGGTTGATGAGGTTCTATTGAACCTTGCTGGCTATACAATGCGACAGGATAGACTAACCTATCTAACAGCAGCACTAACCAGCACAAGTGCTGTATCTGCAACCATTGCTTCTGTAGATAACGTAGCACGTGGTCTTATTGAAATTGACGAAGAGTTACTCTTTATTGATTCTGTAAACAGACCAGCAAGCAGTTTAGTAATTGCTCCATTTGGTCGTGGCTACCAAGGTACCACTCCTGCTACTCACGCTCTAAATGCAAAGGTAACCATTGCTCCTACCTTTCCACGTATCGCAGTTAAGAGAGCAATCAACGATACGGTTAAAGCAGTCTATCCACAACTGTGGGGTGTAAGTAATACTACTTTCTCTTTCAGTCCTGCTAGAACTACTTACTCATTACCTGCTGAGGCTGAGGGTATCTTGGCAGTGTCATATCAAACAATAGGTTCAACACAAGAGTGGGCACCTATCCGTGCCTGGAGACACGACCCTATGGGTAACACTGGTGCCTTCACAAGCGGTAACACAATTTCACTTTACTCAGGAGTAGAGCCAGGACGTACTGTACAAGTAACCTACAGTAAAGAGGCTACTGCTATGTCTAACAATAGCGATGTCTTTACTACAGTAACTGGTCTACCATTATCTACCAAAGATGTAATTATCTACGGTGCAGCATATAGACTTATCTCCTTCATTGACCCATCTCGTCTCACATACACATCTGCAGAAGCAGATGAAGCAGACCGTACTAAACCAATCGGTTCTGGTTCCAATGCTGCTCGTTTCATATTCTCGCTTTATCAGCAACGCTTGCAAGAAGAGGCTGGTCGCCTCAAGGGCAAGTATCCTGTTCGACTCCACTACACACGATAGGCAATAAATGGCACGTCAATATTCCAGTATCTCGCAAGAGACAACACTTACCGCAGACTTAACTGCAAGCACCAGTTCTTTAACGGTTAACGTACAGTCTGCTCCTAATCTTATGGGTGGTGTTACCCTTTCATCTGGTGATACCTTTACCCTAGTTGTAGACCCAGATACAGCCAACGAGGAAATCGTTTCAGCAACCTCAGTTGCTGGTAATGCGATAACCATTACCCGTGCTCAGGACTCTACAACAATTAAGGCACATTCTACTGGTGCCAAGATTCGCCATATGGCTATCGGTCAGGACTTTCGCCTAGCGGAAGAACACCGCAACGCAAGTGGTGGGGTTCACGGTGTATCTACTAGCAGTGTCGTAGTGGGCACCACAGATACCCAAACCCTAACCAACAAGACCCTAACCTCTCCAACCCTTACC